TGTAAATCAAGAGGGGGCTTGGGCTATGTCCTCGCCCTCTTTTTTAATTCTAATAAAACAAAGAAACAATGGCTTGTGATTTAACAAAAGGCAGGGCGGTACCCTGTAAAGACGTAGTAGGTGGCATTTATGCCGTGTACTTTGTAGACTTCGGTGACTTGGGTACGGTAACCCTCACCAACGATGAGATTACCAACATCAGTGGTACTTTCTCTGCTTACCAATATCTTGTAAAAGGCAACTCATCTTTTGAGCAGACCTTTAACTCAAGCCGTGAGAATGGTACTACCTTCTTCACGCAGACTTTGAATCTTACGTTGACCAAACTGACAAAGGAGGACAACAAAGAATTGAAGCTGCTTGCCTATGGTCGGCCTTATGTTGTGGTGCAAGACTACAACGGCAATGCCTTTATGATGGGTCTGAACTACGGAGCCGAAGTAACAGGTGGAACAATTGTAACTGGTGCCGCTATGGGTGACCTATCGGGCTATACCTTGACAATGGAGGGACAGGAGCAACTTCCTGCTAACTTCATTGCAGGTGCTACTACTGCCAATCCATTCGCAGGACTTGCAGGTGCAGTTGAAACGATTGTAGTGGGTTCTAACTCGTAAATGAATTAGGGGGGCGCAAGCCCCCTTATATTTACAAATAAAATGAGCAAGCAAATATTTTCTAAAATCGCCAAGATTGGTGAGGAGATACGTTCAGCAGAAGTTATCAAGGTTGAATTAAATACTGATGCCCTAAAGTCACGCCTTCCAATTATGGAGAAAACGGTTGCTGATGCAAGCCGAACCATTATGGTGGCAATGGCGGAAGGAAATCAATTTCAAGACCAACTGCGCAAATACAATGATGCAATCAATGAAGCTGACGTTACATTCCGATACCTTAATGGTTCGGACATCTACTTGAAGCAAATTCAAACGATTCGTGCAGACATCTCCAAAGCAGAAAAAAACTTGGGTGTTAAAATACCCGAACCTTTCAATCTTAATAAAGCCGAGCAGACCATTAAAGAAGCAATTGATGCTGCTGCAAAGCTTAAAGGTATCTTGAGTCGTTTTAAGCCGATTAAGATTTAACATATTTGCTTTAGCAATTCGTAAGAGTGATAAAACAGTTAAGGGGGCGTAAGCCCCTTTTCTATTTTCAAACAAATCGGAATTAAAAGGTTATTTACTTAAGATGCATATCCTTCAAGTATCAGCTTCACCTCAAACCATTACGGTCATCCCTCGTGAGTTCGTTTACTCATCAGAGGACTTGGACTTATACTTCGAGCGTGTGTTGTTTGATGGTGGCACTTTAGAGGCCACAGGATGCGTTACAAGCGCAGTTAACGACCTTGATGGTGTTACGCTATATTTGATTGATGAAAGCACCAACACAGAGCAAGAAATCAATCCTACAATAACAGAGGGTAATGGCTTTATGGAACTGACGGCAGTCTATACATTAGTCAACAACCGATTCTACGGCCTCAAATTAATATACGATGGTGACCTTATCTACCGAGATAGGGTATTCGTAACTTCGCAAACAGATTTCGACAAATTTACGGTGAACCAAAACGTCTACACCGAAGAACAAAGCTACAATAATGAGTACATCATCATCTAAAGTCCACGTTGTGAACTTCAGTTCCTACACCACACCTGTTGTTAAAGAGGTGCAGGGTAAGGACTACGTTGAATACGGAGATAACAACGACTACTTCGGCTACCTAATTGACCGCTACAACGGCTCACCCACCAACAACGCTATCCTCAACTCTTTGATGGATATGACCTTTGGCAAGGGACTGGATGCATCGGACTCTGCCAAGAAGCCGAGCGAGTACGCAGCGATGCGTGGCTTGTTTACGAAAGCCTGCTTGCAGAAGGTTGTTGCTGACTATGTGATGATGGGGCAATGCTCTTTTCAGGTTGTGTACTCCCAAGACCACAACACCATTGTAGAGGTGCAGCACATCCCCGTAGAGACGTTGAGAGCTGCAAGGTGCAACGAAGACGGAGAGATTGAGGCGTACTACTACGCAAAGGATTGGACAGACGTAAAAGGCAGAAAAGAAACTGCGGTACGCATCCCTGCATTTGGCACGAGTAAGGAAGGATTAGAGATTCTATACATCAAGCCCTACCGAGCAGGATTCTACTACTACTCCCCAGTAGACTATCAAGGTGGCCTTCCCTATGCGGAACTTGAGGAGGAGATTGCCAACTACCACATCAACAACATCCAGAACGGCCTTTCGCCTTCTATGCTGATTAACTTCAACAACGGAGTACCGAGCGAGGAGGAGCGCAGAAGCATAGAGCAGCAGATTGCCACGAAGTTTAGCGGCAGTTCAAACTCTGGCAAGTTCATCCTTGCGTTCAACGATAACAAAGACCTCGCTGCAACGGTTGATCCTGTGCAGCTATCGGATGCTGCCGAGCAGTATCAATTCTTGAGTGCTGAAGCCACGCAGAAGATAATGGTTTCGCATCGTATCGTAAGCCCTATGCTTTTAGGTATCAAGGACAATTCAGGACTCGGCAACAACGCAGAGGAGCTGAAGACCGCTTCTACGCTTTTGGATAACCTTGTCATCCGACCCAAGCAGGAGATTATCATTGACGGCATAGATATGATTCTTGCGTACAACGACATCAGCCTAAACTTGTACTTCAAGACCCTTCAGCCTTTAGAGTTTACCGAAGACGTAGTTACGCCTATGGATTTAGAGACTCGTGAGGAGGAGACAGGCGTGAAACTTGCCAAGCAAGACAATCGCCCCTTCCTGCGTGATGAGCTTGCAGCAGAGTTGCTGCTAAACATTGAGAGTCTTGGCGAAAGCGAGGAGGAGTTGATGCAGGACTTTGACCTAATCACGGCTGACATCGTTGAGGATGAGGGAGCAGAATACGATGTAGAGGCATACCTCAACTCACGCACCGACCTTGCAGCGCAACAGGAGAGCGAGCAAGACACGGAGCGTTACAAGGTGCGCTACTTCTATGCGGTAGGAACTAAAAAAGACCCAAAGGGTGAAAGCCGTTTGCTATGCCGCACGTTGATAGGTGCCAAAAGGGTTTACCGCAAAGAGGATGTTGAGGCATTGAGTTCAAAAGGCGGAGCAGAAGCACAGGGTGAAAGGTATAGCGTATGGCTTTACAAGGGCGGTGCTAACTGCCACCATCGTTGGGAGCGTAGAATCTACCGCAAGAAGCTAACTAAAGAGGGCAAGATTTACGGAGGTGGCTCTTTGAACGGCACGGATATTATCAACGTAAACCAAGCCATTCGTATGGGATTCCGACCTGAGAAGAATGACCCGATGGTCGCTATCGCCCCTATTGAAACAGAGACAAGAGGATATAAAAACTAAGAAATGGCAACGGCATTATTCATCAAAAGAGAGGACTTGGTTCGCAACACCGCAATAGGCGGTAACGTGGACACGGACAAGTTTATCCAGTTCATCAAAATTGCACAGGAGATACACATCCAAAACTATACAGGAACGAAGCTCTACAACAAGATAAGCGATGACATCATCGCCAATACTCTTGCCAATCCCTACCTCGCTCTTGTAAACGACTACCTTCAGCCGATGCTTATCCATTGGGCGATGGTGGAGTACTTGCCTTTTGCTGCTTATACCATCGGCAACGGTGGGGTGTTTAAGCACAACTCCGAGAATAGCACTACCGCTGAAAAGATAGAGGTTGACTACCTTGTAGGCAAGGCTCGTGATTTAGCGCAGTACTACACCGATAGGTTCATCACCTATATGAGCTACAACCAAGCAACATTCCCTCAATACAATTCAAACAACAATGCAGATGTCTACCCCGACACCGATGCGAACTTCGCCTCGTGGGTTCTCTAAAAAGACCTACGAACCAAAGAAGAGCAATGTCATCAAGTTAAAGAGTTATTTAAAAGACAATGGCAAATAGTATTTCTTGGGGCATCATTTACTGCTCTACTTGGTTTGGTCAAGTGGATGAGACTACTTTGTCTATCCAG